TGAGGATTGCGTGCACCACTTCATGCCAAAACGTATCTGCGATTTGCTCTGGCTTGAACTGCCTGCCTGTGGTGTTACTTGTGCGGCCTAGTTGAATGCGTTGCTCGTTGTAATACGTGCGCCCCATGTCATGCTTGTCAAGCATGGCTTCAACTACTTCGACAGAGTACCACCGCCTACCTACTCTTATTTTTGCTGGTAACTTCAATATTGCTTCTCCTAGTTTTTAGCTAACCCATAACGACGGTGTGCGCCACCGTCAGCGTCCAATGGAATGCCCGGCATATAAGGCGGCTCCATAGTCATTTGCGCCAAGACCCAAGTCTTAGCTTCTTGCACCTCTGCGTCAGGAACCACAACGATCTGCTCGTCATGTACTGTTCCCGCCACAAAGTACCTCTTTGCAGTACGTACCATCCCATCAGTCATCACGCATCTCGCTACGCCCTGCGTGACATTGTTGGTTATTTTTCCTGCGTATATCTTAGTACGATCTGGCCCATATGTCCACTCGACTTGTTCTTTTTTTGTGTTCTCGTCTCTGTAGCGCCTGATGTTGAGGTCAGGATACAACAGCTTCATGCCAGAGGGCAGCTCGATCTCGCCCTTGCGGTACGTCAGGCACTTGTGTTTGTACTCTTTGCCCTTGTACAGCGACTCATGGATCAGCTCGGTGTTCAGCGCCCAGAAGTCCACAACAGGCGTAGCCGTAGCGCGGTACTTGTCGATGATGGCCTTGGATGCTAGGCAGTGGATGACTAGTTCCTTGGTTGTGCAAGTGTGCGGTATGGACTGTAGCTTCTCCACATTGACTTCCCAATCAAGGAATTTCTGCGCCATGGCTTGGGTAACACCAAGTTTCTTCGCAAATGAAAGGTCGTAACGCTGTGGCGGGGCACCGAGGAAGCCTGTGAGAAGTTGCGATGCGAACGCCGCCCAACCAAGCCCATAGCCACAACCAAGGAGTGCGCTTTTGGCAGACTGCCGTAGGTCTGGGTGAGACTCTTTAGTAAGTCCGGGTATGTTAAACATCTGCGCACCGAACGCGGCATAAGGGTCACCGCCTGACCGGAATATGTCGAGCATGTCTGTGTAATCCGAAAGCCACGCAAGTACTCGCGGCTCAATCTGCGATAAGTCCCCAACGACGAGTTGGTGACCTTCGGGAGCCATAATCGCTTTGCGTAAGAACGAGCCACGCTTGAGGTTCTGCATGTTGATGGCCGAGCCTTTGCTTGCTGTCCAACGACCCGTCTGCGCACCATAGTAGGAGAGAGGAACTGGTAAGGCGCCACGTTTACTAATGTCGAGGAATCTCTGAGCCCTTGTGCGCTCGGTGGTTGACTTAACCCTAAGACGCGCTTCACATAGAAGGGCAACGTCTTCACGTTCACCGTTGAGTAGCGCCTGAAAGAGGGCATCATTCTTAGCCAACGCAAGTGTTTCTTTGCCGGTAGTTTTACTGATCTTCCTTGGGGGAACCACACCGAGGGTCTCGAGTAGTGCTGCAAACTGTGGGTTCGATGCAAGTGCAGTTTCGTCCACGCCGAGCTTCTGTAATAGTGACTCACGTTTTTCCTTTTCGTCTAGTATGGCATCGGTCAGCATGTTGGGGTCAAGTTGCAAGCACGCACGCGTGTACATCTTGAGGGTCATGTCGACTAGCCTGAGTTCCTTCGATGGGTAGGCAGCCACCAACCTTGTGAATATTTCCTCACACAGAAACACATCATGTTTGCAGTACTCAGCGAGCTCTCGCTCGAGCGTGGCGTCCAGCTTGTGAACTCCGTTAGTTGAATGAACAGCCGCCCCTTTGTCGGGTAGTCCGAAGTCACGGGCCAACTTTGCAAGTGAGTTTCCAACTTCCACGCCTCGTAAAGCTCGCGCCATCGATAGCGTATCGAAGATGAAACATGGATGGACGCCATATCGCCACTCCATAATTGATACATCGAACTGTGCGTTGTGGGCAAGCACTGCGGTTCGTCCCCAGTCGATCCCAGCAAAGTATTCACGTAGCTCAGCGTCTCTGTACCATCGAATAGGTTCATCACTTCCGTATTCATGTACGCAGGCGCCGAATGGCTTGAACTTCTCATGGCGTATGTACTCCTCGGTTGTCATCTTGGTGAGCGTGTAACCTTCCTTGGTGTCCCAGTAGGTCTCGAAGTCGATCGTGATGATTCGTTTATATGGTGCGGTCAACTGTTCTTCTCCTTGAGTTTGGCTTCAACTTCACGGGCAAGAAACTTAGCCAATACATGCAATTGATGCCCCGGTTCGTATACTTGCTTCCAAAGATCCATGATTTCCTCATCCGTCAGCCCTACCCATGTGCGCTGTGGTGTGGCGTACAGCTTCATGCCCGCATATCTAGAAACCGCTGGGTTGAAAGCAAGGAACCCCGTCTCATGCACCCACGCCACAGGTTCAACCTTTGCTACTAGTGCGGCTTTACTGGCGGTGATGGCTTGGTCAGCAATGCGCCGCATCCTCTCCTCAAGACTTTCAATTGGCGGAGTTTCAATGTGATATTGAGTTCTGGAAATCTTTTCCAACGCCTCCAATGCAAGGCGTAATGCTTCGTCTTTAGTCAATTAAAATTCTCCTTTGGTGGTGCGTCTAGCAAGTTTAGAAAGCCGAAAAAATCGTTTGCCGCCAACATGAGTTGCGACGCCTCCATCTCATCACAGTTTAGGGTGACGACTCCTGCCATCTGATCTTCAGCGCGTCCTATGATGACGACAGCTTGCGCTGCCCCTTCGCCATAGCACATCACCAGTTTGTGTATGAGTAGTTTGAAGTGCGCTTGCTCTTCGTCTGACATATCCGAAACCCTGCGCTCGAGTTCAGCCTGAGTCATCATGTCTTCATAAGCCACTTCTTTTCTCCTTGAGTCTTTGTTGTAGTTCATCTATGTTGTTCTCTCTTGCAATGTATGTTGTTCCACCTGCGTTGTGTATGCGATCGAGTTCGCGGTCTTGCAGAGCCGTGGTTGTGCCCTTGCCTGCCTTGCACTCGATCGCAATGAAGTGTCCGTCCATGCAGGCGATGATGTCCGGAATACCCGCCCGACCAAAGCCATTGGCTGGCGGCATGAAGTGGTATATACCAAGCGTATCTAGCATCTCACGCACGCGCTTCTTGACTTTGGATTCGGGGGTTGCAGCCATTACATCTCCTGATTTGGTTCGACGTATCTTGTTAAGTTAACTTCGGGGTTGCCGAAGGTTACGCCATCATTCGCAATCTCTTTGTTGAGTAGCTCGAAAGCCTTCAACAAAGTTGTGTACCCGTACAGATCAATCGCCTTGCTTACATCAGGTAAGGCGGCAGCGCTCGGGTCTGAAGCTAGTATGAGGTACAAAAGCCGCAACGTAACCCAATCTTTCTTCTTGAGTTGATCGGTTTTAATCATTACTTTTCCTGTGTTTCTATTAGCTTGGTCAGGTAGTGCTGTGCCTTCTTCAAGTCATCAACACCGCCCTTGTCTTTCCAACGGGACACATACTTTACTATGTTGCCTTCCAGATAGCCAAGGTTATTTGCCACGATGTAGTCCCATGGTTGGATAGCTTTACTCTTGTAGTGAGTGCCCGCTATCTGTATTTGATTAGCGCTAGTCATTGATCTCTCTCCTTCGTTTTAAAAATACAGCGTCAGCAGGGTGTTGCAGACGCGCCAGTTCATCGTCGTAATACTTCTTGGGCATGGGCGCTTTCTTCTCAAGCAACCCACGCAACCACTCAGCCCCACCAAGCTGTTGGAAAATCATCCACTGCTTGTCACTTAAACGTACGAATCGTGCCTTTAGGGGGGCGGGGGGCTTTGGTCTTGGCATGTTCTAAAACTCCTTCATGCTTGTTGGGTTGGCGTTCACTGGCACGAGCGAATGTGCCAAATTGTTTGTACCCCAAATCTTCTTTGCTTTTGATTTGGTTGCTTGGGTTCTTTGCACGGAAGTAAACATCTTTCAAGAAGATGCTAGGCCTGTCCACCTGTGCGAGTTCTTCCCACGGATTCAACACTTTCATACGAGCACCCCCAGTTTACGCAAGGCAACTTGCAGTCCAGCCAAGCCCCCCACGCGTTGGTCGTTGATAAAAATCTGAGGCATCTGGCGTGCATCAGGGAACTCTTTGAGCAGATTGGCAAGGCGGTCGCCCACCTCGACATCAACGTCCGCATACTTCAGCCCTGCGGCATCTAGTATGAGCTTGGCTGTCGTGCAGTTGGGGCAGTGTGCCTTGGTGTACATGGTGATGTTGATGTTGTTCATTGGTTTCTCTCTTTCATCATTGCGTCTGCTAATTCATACGCATCTTTAGCCGTGCCCTCTACCACTTCGTCTGGGTGCTCGTATGTTTCGTCCATGAACATGGCCCAGTTTTTTGCATACACTGCTTGCATAGCCTTAGCCGCAAAGTAGTCACGCAAGGTCATGCCTGCTGTGTGTCGATACTGTGATCCCGATATTGGAAATGCGGACGGGTTTTTATCTTCCATCTTAACCTCCGAACAAAGTCTTCAAGTGCAAGTACAACTCACGCGCCTGATACACAGTCATGTTGTCGACAATGCTCTCTGGTGTGCGGTTGCGTACCAATGACACGAAGCCCTTGCGTGTAGCCACAATGGGCGGTGTCTGATCTTCGTGGCGTGTGGGTTCAGGCGCGGCTTCCAGCTTGGCGCTCAACAGCGCACCGATACCTGCTGTTTCTTTCTTCGTGTACTTGCGCTTGGGTGCTGGCGCTAGTCCTTCCAGTTTCTTGATTGCCTTGAGCGACTTGAGTGGGCGGTACTCGGCTATGTCAGCGTAGTACAGATCGTTGGTTGCATGGATCATTTTATTACGCACCATCTGCGCAATCAGGCTAGACACTGAGCCTTGGCTGAAGTTTTGATGCTCGAGCGCTTTGATGATCTCTTTGCGTGTGGAGCCGGGGTTGTCTTTGATGTATTCAAAGGTTGCACGAGAGACATTGTTGGTGACATGGAATGCTTTGGTCATGGGAATTCCCTGAGTTGGTTGCGTTGGTTGAGAAGAGATTGACACT